GAACCAAAGGCAGAGAAGCTGTTAAAAGATTCGATAGCTAAAGTAAATAAGTTATTGAAACTAAACAGAGATTTAGATTGTGATGTACAGTTTGGAAATAATTATTCACAAATACATTAAAGTGTGTTATACTATTAGGGTAACATTAAACAAAGGAGTTACAAATGGCATTAAATAGAAAAAGTTCTGTATCTACTACCACTGCTTCGAGTGACGTAGAATACACTAACCTAAAAGAAGGTGAGTACGAAGGCAGACTTGTCTATGTAGCAGACTTGGGCTTGCAAGAGCGTGAGTACATGGGCGAGTCAAAACCACCTGCACAACAGATTTCTCTAGGGATTGAGATTTTAGGTAACACTGTTGTTGTGGACGGTAAGGAGCAACCCCGACTACTATGGACTAAACCATTCAATATCTTTTACGAGATGAATGAGAAAGGCAATGAGTACAAATACTATAAAACATTTGACTCTACCGCCAAAGAAGGTCAGGTAGCAGATTGGGATTCCGTACTGGGTAAACCATGCAACGTACTCGTAGTAAACGTAGCAGGTAAGGGAGACAATGCAAATAGACTCTATGACAACATTGACTCTATTTCACCTATCCCTACTAAGTATCAGGACTCTGTAGACGCATCAACTGTTACTGACATGGCTGTCGGTGACGCTGATGACGATAACAATCCTGCACAACGTGCTATGTTCGGCTTACCTCGTTACATCTTTGACCGTAGAATCAAAGGTGGTAATAACGGAACGGAAGCCAAAGCTGTAGAAAGTTCCGAAGACTTTGAAGACGCTATTCCATTCTAATGAAACTACTCATTGATGGTGACCCTATTGTTTATCGCATAGCGTTCGCTAGTCAGAAGAAACAGGAGGACGGGTCGGTGAAAGCTGACCCTGAATCTCACGCACTACACTCCTGCAAACTGTATATGTCAGACCTGATTCATGATACAGAATGCAAAAGCTACAAAGTTTTCCTTTCGGGTAGACCGAACTTCCGAGATAAAGTTAGAGACGATTATAAAGGCAATCGGTCAAAAGCCGTGAAGCCTATTCACTATCATCTTATTCGCGACTACTTGGAAGAAAGATATAAAGCCCAAGTTGTTAGTGGTATGGAAGCGGATGATGCTCTAGGGTTACAGCAAGAGCCTGACCATTCTACTGCTATCGCTACTATCGACAAAGACTTACTTATGGTTGAAGGACTACACTACAACTATAATACTAAGGAATGGAAAACTGTGACTGCTGAGGAGGGCAAACGTTTCTTTTACAAGCAGATGCTGACTGGTGACAGGGTAGATAATATAACGGGTATCAGGGGTATTGGAGACAAGAAGGCTGACAAGTTATTGGATGAACACGATGACTGGGACAAGCTTATTGTTGACATGTACCTGGATGAATTTGATAACGGATTCCAACGGGCTGTGGAGAACTCCCAGTTACTTTGGATGCTACAGAGGGGCAAGGAAATGCCTATAGATTTTTATGAGCAAGCCAAAGTATAGAAGTGGTTTAGAAGAAGCATTTGCCAACAAAACATCTGGTTATGATTTTGAGCCGTTTGATGTGCCATATATTGTCAAGCGTAAATACAAGCCAGACTTTGTTAAGGATGATGTGCTGATAGAGTGTAAAGGCTTCTTTCGTGCAGGTGACACTGCGAAATATAAATCAATCAAACGAGACATAGAAGGAACTTACGAACTTATTTTTGTTTTATCCAACCCAAGTAAGAAACTTAGGAAGGGCAGTAAGATGAACATGGGGCAATGGTGCGACAAGGAAGGTATTAAATATTTTACAATAGACACCATTAAAGAATTAAATCATTACATGAAGATAAGAGAAAAAATATGCTAACGCTTAATGAGCTTTGCGACAGACTAAAACACATAGATGAAATATCCTTAATGGAAGTCTTGGAAATAAACTCTGACGAGATAGTGGACAGATTTGTTGATAAGATTGAAGAGAGGATGGACGACTTGCAGTTAGACTTTGAAGCAGAGTTCGATGAACTAGAGGAATAAAAATGAAATTTCAATTTGAATTAACACCGTTTCGTATCAACGAAGGTGATGGATGTATACTTATGTTTGGTTTTCCGTTATTCGGTGGTTGGCTGCCCTTTGCTGGCTTTGTAACTTTTGAACATGAAGATAAAGAGTTCAAGTCATTTCTACTTGAGTGGTTGCTATACGGTGTAGTTATCACTAACTCGAAAGCAGAACTTGAGGAACTAGATGATGACTAATATACAAATACTAACACCTAAGTCTACTTACACGTATGACTACCCCCAGGCACTAAGCTATACAGAAAGGCAGCAGTCTATATTCTGGACAGCAGACGAGATTGAGATGGAGAAGGACATACATGACCTCAAGACTAATCTTACGGAAGCAGAACTACATGGTGTAACTACTGTACTCAAACTGTTTACTCTGTACGAACTGCATGTAGGCAACGAATACTGGTTAGACTATGTTCGTAAGACTTTTCCTCGCCCTGAGATACAGCGTATGGCTAGTTTGTTTGGTATGTTTGAGCTGAACGTACACGCACCATTCTATGACAAGCTGAATGATGTTATGGGTTTAAAGACAGACGAGTTTTACGAGTCATACACTAAAGATAAGGTACTGGCTGACCGTATGGCTTGGGTTGATAGACAGTTCAAGGTTGATGACCCACTATTGATTACTGCTATGGGTAGTATTACGGAAGGTGCTATCTTGTATTCTAACTTTGCTTTCCTAAAGCACTTTCAAGCAGAAGGTAAGAACAAGTTAATGAACATGACAGCAGGTATCAACTTCTCTGTACGAGATGAGAACCTACACAGTGAAGCAGGTGCATGGTTATATAAGAAATTATTAGAGGAAGAAAAGCCTGACCCTGATAGAATGAGCAAAGTAACAAGTAAGATTAGACGTACCTGTCGCCAGATACTAGAGCATGAGTCACGCATCATTGATATGATATTCGAGAAGGGTGCTATCAAAGGTATTACTGACGTACAAATGAAGAACTTTATCAAATCACGTTTAAATTTATGCCTAGAACAACTAGACATTGTGCCAATGTTTGAAGTAGAGTATGACCCTATTAGTCAATGGTTTTACAAAAACATTAATTCTGGAAGTCTACATGACTTCTTTACTAAGCAAGGTAACAACTACAGTCGTGACTGGACAGAGGGTAAATTTGCATGGTAGACAAAACGAAACCAGCTAAGAAGGACAGGAAGAAGTTTGACATTGACCTAGCTTATGGTGAAGTACGAGAACAAGCCATAGCTGATATGCTACAAAACAAAAAGGTTGAAGTTAAATCTGAACGTGGTATGTGGATAAAGACTGGTAACATAGCTATCGAGTATGAGAGTTATGGTAAGCCGTCTGGCATTGAAGCTACTGAGTCTGACTACTGGTTTCATAACTTATGTGTCGGTGATGACATATATGCTACACTTGTATTTGAAACTAAACAGTTAAAGAAAATATTGGAAGTAATACCGAGCAAGAAGTCTGTGAGTGGTGGTGACCATAACGCATCAAGAATGTGGTTGCTACCTCTCAGAAACTTGTTTGTAGAAAAAACAATAACAAGGTATAAAGATGTCTAAATCAATCTATCAAGAGTTAGGTGAAGAACGTAAGCACCTACAATCAGAAGGCAAACTACCATTGTGGGTGACTACACCTGCCTGGCAGATACTCAAGGATAAGTACACAACCCCTGATTGTCCTGACTTGTATTCAATTTATAAACGCATATCAACTACTGCTGCAAAGCACATGGATGATTCAGAGCATTGGCAAAAGATGTTCTTCAACCTAATGTGGAATGGCTGGTTGGCATGCTCAACACCTGTGTTAGCTAACATGGGAACTAAACGTGGGTGCTCTGTGTCATGCAGTGGTGGCTATGTAGGAGATAGTGTCTATGACTTTTACGATGCACAGAGAGAGGTTGCTGTCCTTAGCAAGAATGGTTTCGGAACTTCAAGTTACATTGGAGCTATCAGAGACAGAGGTAGTGTTATCGCAAGCGGAGGATTGGCAAGCGGAATACTGCCAGTGCTTAGAGATTTTGTCCAGCTTAGTCGCGATGTATCACAAGGAAACACAAGACGAGGTGCATGGGCGGGATATGTCGAACTAGAGCATGGGGACTTCTGGGAGATTGCTGACCACATTATCAATCACCCTGATGATTGTAACGTAGGCTGGAATGTTACTAGTGACTTTATGGATAGATTGGATAAGGGTGAGCAGGATGCTGTAGCTCGTTATCAGCGTGCTATGAAAGTTAAGATGGTTACAGGTAAAGGTTACTTCTTTTTCGTAGACAAAGTTAATGAGGCTAACCCGCCTATGTATGCGGAGCATGGCTTATCAGTTAAAGCCAGTAACTTGTGTACTGAGATTACTTTACACAGTGATGAGTTCCACACATTTACTTGTGTGCTTAGTTCTATGAACTTATCTAAGTATGACGAGTGGAAGGACACTGATGCAGTGCAGACTGCTATCGTATTCTTAGATTGTGTAGCTCAAGAGTTCATCGAGCAAGGTAGGGGTATTAAAGGTATTGAGAGAGCAGTAAGATTTACTGAGTCTGGTCGTGCGCTAGGTTTAGGTACGCTAGGTTTCCATACCTACCTACAGCAGAACATGATTGACATTGAGTCATTCGAGGCACATAACCTTAACCAGCTTATCTTCAAAGGCATCAAGCAGGAAGCAGTCAAAGCTAGTAAGTGGTTAGCTAAGGAGAAGGGCGAGCCTAAATGGTGCAAAGGACATGGTGTACGCAATACACACTTGTTAGCAGTAGCACCAAATAGCTCAAGCGCACTGATATGTGGTTCGGTTTCACAAGGCATTGAGCCTGTGTATAAGAACGTATTTGTTCAAGGGAGTCCTGCGGGTGAGATTAATAGAATTAACCCTGTCCTAGTTGATTTGATGAAGGCTAAGGATGTGTATAGTGACGAGACAATTAACCAGATTATTAAGGACAATGGTTCTGTGCAGATTGTTGACTGGCTGACTGATGAGGAGAAAGCAGTATTTAAAACTAGTTTTGAGATAAATCAGGAAGTGCTTGTTCGTCTAGCCAGTGCAAGACAGAAATACATCTGTCAAGCACAATCGCTAAACTTATTTTTTCCTAGTGACACTCCGGAGGAGGAGATTAGCCGAGTACACAAGATTGCCTTCAAAGATAAATACATAAAATCATTGTACTATCTGCGAAGCGAGGCAGGTGTACGAGGCAGCAGTGGGGAATGCGTAGCATGTGAGGGTTAGTAAACCCCATTAACACTATCAGCAATAGCCTCTCTGTCGCTTTCTTCTAGCTCATTAAAGATTTTAGCGATTTGAGAGGTTGCCAATTCTACTTTAAGGTTTGGATTCTTTTTAACTTGCTCATTTAACATTAACAAGCGTCTAGTTGCTTTTTTATTAGTTGCTACCCTACCAATTACATCTGGTATTGCGAATACAGCAAATGCAGGAAGTAATCCAGACGCAAAACCTGCTGCACCAGCAGTACCTAGTAAACCAATAGTTGCAGCAGACTCACGTCCACGTAACATCAAGCTAAACGCATCGGCAGTAGGTTTAGAAGAACTATCCGCTATTGCATTAGTCAAAGTTTTAAAACTTGCATAGGCTTCATTACCAAGAACTGCTTTGAGTTTAGCCACTTCGCTTGGGTTCTTATCAAAAGACTTAGCTTTGTTTGCCCACTTATAAGGGTCAAAGTCTCCAACAGTCTCGCCAAACATATTTTTTATGTAAGACTGCCTAATCATCTGTTTAGCTTGATTAGCAGTTTGTATAGAACTTTGAACAGGTAAACCAGTCTTCTTTGTCTGAGCAAAGGCTGTGTCAATGCTTTTCATCATTGATTCTATTTTTGATACATTATTATTACTAAGCAACAGGTTTCCTATTCTGTCGTAATCTCCCTTATCAGCCCCTGCAACAATTGTCTTATTAACTGTTGGCAATAGTCCGTCTAAAGTCTCTCCGTAAACTTTATTTATAGCTGAGTAATCTTTGGCTACTTGCTCATTTACAGAAGAAAGAGATTTTGTCACAGATTTTCTAAGATTAGACGATAAATCACTTAATTCTTTTTCTACTTGACTGTTAAAAGTAGGAGAGCCAAATGAACCAAATGAACTTATATCATCATTTAAACTTTTTTGAAAAGCAAAAATTTTATTCAAAGTTGCTTGTGGTAATTTAGCAGCAGTATCCCCTTTAGCATATTTAACAGCAAGCTGTTGCCCTACCAAATCTCTCTTGGCTTTTTCTATTATCTGAACCGTCTCAGGCTTTAAAGTAGATAAACCATCTTTAGTAGAGCTAGCTAAAAAATCTTCTATCGTATTTAGAATTGGTTGTGGAGAAACTTTAGCATCACCAAACTTATCTGCTATGCGAGTAAGACCCTGAGAATAATTAATCATGTTTAATTTTCTACCAGAGCTTATGATTTCGTGTATATGTTGCCCCATATTACCAGCAGTAGTTGCTAGGTTTGGGTCTATGCCTGCAATCATCTTATCTATCTCGCTAACAATAGATTGCTTGTTAGACTGAGCAATTGATTCTAATCTGGCTTTTGAAAACAAACCAACTTGTGAAATTGTCTCACCAACCCTTCTTAACTTACTAGCATTTTGAGTCTGAGATGCAAGTAAAGTGCCTCCTTCTTTTTCTAAAAGGTCTTGAGTTGCTTTTAATGACTCAGGAGTACCAGAAGGTACAGCAACGGGGGCTTGAGTAGGTGCAGTTACCTCGGGGGCTTTCTTTCTAAATTTACTAATCAAATCTGTTGGCGTTATACCAAGTGACTTAGCAATTGGTCGTAGAACTTTACCAGCACCTAGTGTCGCCACATCAATTGCTACAGATGTACCAGCTTCTTTTGCAGCTTTTTCAAAATCTGCTTCTCCTTCCAAAGCTGACGAGGCTAAAGAACCTCCAAATGTACCAGCAGCACCACCAACAATGCCGCCTGTAATCATGCCGGGTAAACCACCAACAGCACCTACTTTAGCTCCTGCAATAGCACCAGCCAATCCGCCGGGTAAGTCTAAATTTTCTTCTAAAAAATCACCAGCTTCCTGTAAAAAAGACTCTTCTTCTTCAGTATAAGGAATCCATTGATTATTACGATATACTAATGAATCTCCTGTAGACTCATTTACTGCTATATCACCTTCTTTAAATGCCATAATAATTCCTTAAATACTAATCAAATGGATTAAGACGTTGAAAAAATGTTTCTTTTTGTTTTACTGTATACCCTTTCGGTAATTCAGTTTGTTGTTTTAAAGTATTTTCATCAAAGATATTAGCAGATTCAACTTTACCTGTCTCCTGCCAAGCAGATAGCGCACCTGCGCGAGTGCCAGTATCCTTGATGTAGTTTGAAGTAAACCGTGCTCTTTCTGCTTTGTATTCAGCCACCTTAGAAAGCCCTCTTAGGAAAGATGCAACAGTATCTGGTCTTGCATTGTCTGGCAAAAATCCTTTGAAGACTAAATCAACATCTTTATCCGATGCCGCTCCCGGTGGTAAGTTAGCCAGACCAATGCCAGTAATTACTGAATTATATCTTCTTCTGAGGATAGTAACTGCATCTTGTTGTCCAGTTATATCTTTCAAGGCAGAAGCTACATTAGCTGCAAGACCAGAAGCAGGGTCAAGATTTTCGTACTGGTCAGCAATATTATCCATCTCTGCTGCTAAATCTAAACCAGACTCCGCCTCTCCTTGCAACCTAGTAATTTCTTTTTCCTGACCAGCAGATAGTCTATCACCAGCCTTAGCCCCACTTTGGATTGCTTGAATGTCGTCTAAAGCCGCATTAGCTTCTTCAGTAAGACCTGCACTTCGTAATGCAGTATATTGCCTTCTTAAGCCAGCTATTGGATTTGTAGGGTCTATGGGTATATTTTTAATTATTTCTGAGGCTTGTTTTGCTTGTGTTGTTTGAAGTTCTCTTTGTTCTTCTTCCAACTGGTTCTTTTTGATACGGTCAGCTTGTTGTAGAAACTGAACAGCAACAGCAGGGCTTCCATACTGATTTTGTAAGTTAGCCATTGCCATTGCACCCTCTACCGTATTGGTATCAATGCTTCTTAGTTGTGCATCAAACTCTTGTTTTCGTCTTTGATTTTCTTCAGCCATTTGCATTTCAGTGTCTACACCACCAAAACGAGAAAGTAAGCCTTTTCCAAGACCAGCACCAATAGCAATACCTAAGCTAGTCATAGCAGGAGTAGGAGAACGAGGAGCAGCTTGTTGTATTTGCTGCATTATAGTTTTTTGTTGCTCTTGCTGTCTTTGTGCTTTTAATTGACTTGGAGTAATACCAAAGATTGAATTTCTATTTCTTTCAGCCATTATATTTGCCCCTCAAATCCACCAGAAGTTAAACCCCTGCTAGAATAATATTGACTAGAACCTGACATACCACCCAATGGTTGTGGGTTATAAGTAAACGCAGGGTTATAGCCTACTGCACCTTGTGATAACTGCGGTATATTTTCTCTAGGTGCGAATAAGCCCTGTGCGTAATTACCAACAGCTTGACCTATTGATGGGGCAGCACCTTGAACTATGCCAGATAGTAAACCACCGCCACCAGTTGACATTGGTTGGAATGCCCCGATAGCAGCTTGAGAGCGTGCTCTTTCAAACTCAAGAGCTTGTTGTTGTAATGCACTTTCAATATCAGCGATATTAACTGCTCTTTGGAATAAGCCTTGCTCACCACCTTGTAGCTGTGATAACAATTGCTGTCTTTGCATCTCATTAAATTGTTGTTGTCTTAATGCTTGGTCAAACAAAGTTTGTTGTTCTTGTTGAGCTTGTTGTCTTGTACTAGCAGCTAAGTTAGCTAAAGTTTCTGACTGCGCTCTACCTAAGCCAAACGCATCAGGTTGAACCAAACCACCTGCTCCTGCTCCCGCAGTTTCACCAGCAAGCATAAGACCAAGACGACCAGAACCAAACAAATCAGATTGTAGTTGTTGTCGTTGTTTAGCAAAGGCAGGTTCTAATAACGCAGATTGCTCTGCAAACATTTGCTGTTGTGCAGCTCGTGGGTCATAACCAAAAGCAAACTGCTCTGGGCGAGATGTTTGTAGTTCCTGTATGTACTCAGGTAATAACTCACCACTAGCCCCTAATGCTTGCTCTTGCATTGCGACTAATCTAGGGTCAAGCTCCGCAGTAACCTCAAACGGGTCAGGAGTTAAACGAGCTTCACCTAAACTTGTTCGATAGGTAAACGGTTTAAATTGAGCAGGTGCATAAGCACCCCCAGATACTTCTGGTTCTTTTCCAAAGATAGACCCAGCAGCCGAGCTTGCAATGCCACCAGCTATACTTCCAGCTACACCACCCATAATCTAATTCCTCTTTTTAACAAATAAGTCTTGTAATTCATTGTTTATACCTGCTCTGATTGTGTCAAGAAATTTAAACCCGTACATACGGAGAAACTTCTTGTGCTTTGTATCACCTATTGTATGCAGAGCAAATATCTCTCTGCCTTGTAGTTTTATGATAGTATCAAGACTATCGTGTAAGTTTTTCTTTGTTGTCTTGTTCCACTTAAATACATCGCAGTGTATAAAAACAGAATCTTCTACTCGCTCTAAATATATTATGTACTCGTTTCTTATTACTACTGGTACTTTTTCTTCTTGTGGGTCTAGCTTAGTCAACTTTAGTTCCGTAGTAAATCTCACCAGCAGTAAAGCTGCCACCAAATGGCATGAACCTAACTGTAGTCAATGCACCACCTAAGGAAATATGACCAGCAGCTACTGCACCGAACTGGTCATCATTATAGCCCGGAGTGCCAGTGCTATCTTGGTATGCGTTGGACTCCATAAACCATTCATTACCAACTGGGTTAAATAGTTTAATAATAAAAGTTGTTTCACTACCAGAGCCGTATCTTTCTATTAGTTTCCATGCCGAATCTGTACCACCTGAGTCAGCACTATTGTTAGCAGTAAAACCGCCATGATAGCCAGTATCAACTACCCCACCACTTGTACCCACTCGTAAATGCCACGCATCATTAGCTGTATCGCCACTGCCTTTAACACCACTAGCTAGTATAATTATTTGACTGATGTTAGTAGTATCTATAGTTAAATCTTCTTCAGTTCCCGATGCTGTACCTGCATCTATCCATGAATAACCTGTTTTTATACCAGTTAAGCTAGATGCGTTACCTATAAAGTTAGTAGCACGTACATCACCAGATACGTCTAGCTTATATGCAGAATCAGGAGTAGCTGTACCAATACCTACGTTATTGTTAGTAGTACCATCTACAACTAGTACATTAGTATCCACTACTACGTCAGTTGCAGTAGCTGTAGTTGCTACAACAGTGCTAGGTGTTGATGCACCAATAGGTGTGTTATCAATGTTACCGCCATCAATGTCAGCTACATTAATATCTACCACACCACTACCATTAGGTGTTAGTACAATGTTGCCATCAGTATCTGTACTGCTAATTGTATTACCATCAATGTCAATATTATCTACATTAAGAGATAGGACAGGTGTAGAAGCACCGATAGTGCCTCCATTAATAGCAGTGCTATCTATAGTGCCGCCATCAATATCTGGGTTATTAATATCAGGAGTAGTCAAAGTTCCGCTAGTAGCGTCTGCTTTACTATTTACTGCTGTTCTAACAAGATTGTATTCGTCATCAATCTCTGTACCACTGACAATTTTATTAGCATCCCCAGATAGTAAAGTATCTTTGGCTGCAAAGTTAGTGCCTTTAGTATAATCACTCATTATAAAATCCTACCTTCTTTACCGTATAAGTCTAATTTCTGCACACTAAGCTGTGCACCATTTATTTCTGCTTCGACACCAATTTGAATAATGTCTCCTGCCCCTTGGACAGAAGAATCAATCCTATCTAGAGAAATGCCGCCTGTGTATTCTGATACTCCGCTTGTAGCATCTGCTGGGTTACGCAATCCATTACTACCGTACTCAGATATTCCGTACTCAGATACTGGTATATCTTTAGTAGTAAACGGGAATGTAAAGTAGTTTGATGTGTACTCAAAACCTACTTTAATACTAAAAGTTTGTTTAGAACTTCCAATAACAGTACAAGCTACTCTTTTTAGTATTTTAATTTTATTAGCTAAACTTAAATCAAAATGATTAGTGTAGTATTCTAAATTATAGCTACTGCCGTTATCTTTAAACCCGTAATATTTAGCTATGCCATCTGTTTGAGCTAAGTACAAAGTCTTACTTGTAGGGTCATAGGTGTAGTTTTCGTGAGTTAAACCTGTCCAAGTGGTTGCCCTTAAACTAGCGTCTTCTAACGAACCTCTTGTATCAAATATATATTCTAAATTTGATGTAGGAAAATGTAATAAGTAAAAAGCATTATCAGGATTATACACTGATTTTATGTTTTCTGGACTGCTCTCTGCGTTTACTACATCAAGAAATACGTCTCTTATATTTTTAGATATATCACTTAGTGGTTGAGACTTTTCTTGTATTGTTCTACCTAACGAACGTAATCCAGTAGACGATAAAAATAAAACATCATCCCCAATGTTCTGTATAGTGTCCCTGCCAATACAACCTACACCACTAATTACTTCTACTAAACGCAGTGTGTTTACATCAAAACTAGCTTGGAAGCTGTCTTGGTCAGCATATATAATAATGTTGTTTTTACAAAATATAATTAGTCTGCCATTGTGCTCTGCAAGCCCTGTAATTACGTCAGAGCCTTTAGGAAGAACACCAGCTATGTTTAGGCTACCTGCACTGCCAGAACCCCACTTAGCTCCATTGAGAAGGTCTGAGAAGTATACTGTAGTCTTGTTAGAAACAGTATCAGCAGCAAACAATCTACCAAAAGCAGACATAACAATGTTAGCTTCTGGGGCTGTACCATCATAGTCAGCATGTTGGTCTATTGTTTTAAACTCATCTGCTGTAGATTCGTTAGTGTAGTATAATGGTTTATAATCACGTTGAAAGAAGTAAGCCCTATCGTTAAGAGTTACTGCCTGCCAGTTGCCCTCAGTAATTGTATCTGTAGTTGTAGGAGTAATTGTACTAAGCGTGCCTGTGCCTTTATAGAAGGTAGTAGCATTCCATGATACTATTGTATTAGTACCATCAATCTCTAAAAAGGGATGAATGCCTTCCAGGTTAGTACCTGTACCACCTGACGTAGTTACATACTGCCAGCCTTTACGAGCACCTAATCTACCAAACCTATCTATTACGCAGTTGTTAGCTTTTAGTGCAAATCTTGGGTCATTAGCTACAGAAGATTCTTGAGTGTTTAGACCTAAGAACGCTGGTGATACTAGTGATGCCGTTACTATTGGTTTTGCCATTATGCTGTACTCACTAGAAATGGTGTTTCTTCAAAGGTTAGGATACATGATACGCCTGTAGAACCTGCATCACCTGTAATTTCATAACCAGACTCTAACATTACATAACCACCATCTTGCTTTAGTTGTATGTAATC